AAGAAATAACTACTTTAAAATGTATGATATGATACAATGCAATAACATTAAATGCAAATTGAAAGATAAGTGCAAGAGATACCAAGACTTTGTAAATACAAAACAAGGCGAAAGGATATACTACGATAATAATAAAGTGAAAAATTGTACTAAGTTTAAAAAATAATATTAACTTAGCAGAAACTAAAAAGAAATAATATGAAAGCGATTTACAAAGCACTAGCAGGATTTCAACAAGAGTGTCCTGTAATTTACAAAGAAAGCGTAGCGGGAACAGGAAACTTTAAGTATAGCTATGCAGACCTACCATCTATTCTAGAGGTAGTAAACCCTTTATTACAAAAGCATGGCTTAGGATTTACCCAAGCCTTAAACGGTACTAGCATATCTACTATACTGTTTCATGTAGAAAGTGGCGAAACTTTAGTAAGTAATACAGAGATACCGCAAGTAGAATTAAGAGGTATGAATCCTTTTCAATCTGCAGGTAGTGGAATAACTTATTACAGAAGATATGCTTTAAGTTCATTACTAGGAGTAGTAACGGATAAAGATACAGATGCAGCAGGAGAAGCGCAAACAAAGGTAAAGCCAACCTTAACAGATGAGCGCTTTAATAAATCTTTAGAACTAATTAAAAAAGGAGAGTACAAAGCAGAAAGTTTAAAAGCTAATTTTAGCCTAACTAAAGAGCAGTTAGATAAATTATAAGCCTTAGAGATATGAAATTAAGAAACGACTTAGAATATTTACACGGTCTTATAGAGTTAACAGAAGAACAAGCCAACGAAAGAAACTTATTAGAGCATTCATTTAGTAATTTGGATAAAGTTTTATTAATAGATGCAGATAGTCTATTATTTAATGTAGTTAACTTCCAGAAGGACAAAGAAACGGAAGAAGATTTAGAGCTACAGTATGAAGACTTTCATACGCAAGTAAGAAGCATAGCAAATAGAATAGAAGACGACGGTTTTAATGTAGAGGAAATAATTTACTTTTTCACTACTTGTAAGAACAACTTTAGAAAAGAAATAAACCCAGATTACAAGGCAAATAGACCACAGGATAAAACTAGGTTTCTAGTAGGAATGTTAAAGCACTATACTATTCAAATGTTAGAAGATGAAATGTCAGACGTTAAGTATTCAGATACTTTAGAAGCAGACGACCTAATAGCACAAGCTACTTACTTCTATGATAATGCTATAATAGTATCTATTGATAAAGATTTAAAGCAATTAGAGGGCATACACTTTGATTACTATAAACTAAAGACTGGAGAAGTAGATGAACTAGGGAACGAATTAAGAGAATACAAAGGGTGGACTTATACGACAAAGCAGAAAGGCTTTAACTTGTTACTATACATGCTTCTAATGGGCGATAAAGCGGACAATATTAAAGGTGTAGATGGTATAGGTATAAAAACTGCAAAAAAAATACTAGATAATAGAAATAATTTTGGTAAATTGCGTACGGTTGTAGAAAAGTACAACGATATTAACAGATTAAGAAACAATATAAAATTAATTAAACTATGAGTACATTATTAGGAATTTCATTATAGGTAACTAAGATAGATAAAACAAAGTTACAAAAGGGTAGATACTTAAATTTAACGGTATCGGTATCAGATGATTCTAATACTTACGGTCAAAATGTTTCTGCTTACCATGAGCAGTCAAAAGAAGAAAGAGAAGCAAAAGAAACTAAGTCCTACTTAGGAAATGGTAAAGTATTCTGGACTGATGGAAACATTAACGTAGCAGAAAAGAATACAGATTTACAGTCTGAAACAGGAAAAGAAGACCTACCTTTTTAATATGCTATTTAACGACATAGCAAGTAAATTACTAAGCCTTAAAAATTGCTCTATCTTAATTGATGGGGCATTTTTTGTGCAAGATATGCACGTATTTACTAAGTCAATAATGAAGCGAGTATCTGAAATTAAAAACCCTGCTACAAGCGAAGAAGCTAAACTATTAAAAAAGCAGTTAGAGAACATACTACTTAATTATGAAAAAGGAAGAAAGATGCTACCAAAATCAAACAGACCAAGAAAATAAAAAAAAAGACCTTTGATTAAAAAATAATCGTTACATTGCTTAAAAATTAACCAATGAAATATTACATTATAGATTATGGTAAAGACACGGTAGACATAGCAGAAGCTATAGTAAATTCCTTAAGGTCAAAAGGACATCATGTAGTAATATACATAACTAACTTATCGGAAAGCGTCTATTGTCAAGAGGTAAGTGAAGATGAATTTCTAAACCACTTTGCACCAACAAACAAAAACGAACAAAATTAGTATTGTAAGTATGGATATTCTAACTAAGTTAGCCGAAAGGCATAGCGAATGGGTAAGTATGGCACGTGCTATAGGTTGTGGTATAAGTTCAGACGATGTAGTGCAGGATATGTATTTAAGAATACATAAATATAAATCTATGGAACTTACAGAGGATGGAGAAGTAAATTCTGTTTATGTCTGGTACGTGCTTAATAATTTATTTAAAGATGGCATAAGAAAAGCAAATAAGCTAGAAGTAGTATCTATTGGAGAGGGTTTTGAAATAGAACAAATAGAAGATGTAGAGCAAAAAGAAGAAAGCTACACAGTTATAATAGACAAAATAAAAGAAGAAGTAGATAGTTGGACATGGTACGATAGAAAACTATTTAACTTATACACTACTTCTAGTTTAAGTATGCGAGGGTTACACGAAGAAACAAACATAAGTCTATCAAGTATATTTAACACTTTAAAGAACTGTAAGGAAAGAATAAAAGCAAACGTAGGAGAAGATTACGAAGATTACTTAAACAAAGATTACGATAAAATATGAAGAGCATAAAAGCATACTTAGAAAGTAGAAAAGAAGTTTATACAGTTCTATGGATTCAAGAACAACAGAAAGAAAACTTAGATTTACTAAAGGTAAAGTATTACCTAGATAAAGTGATATTATTTAGTGAAGAGTTACAACTATTAAAAGAAAAGAAATGAGCAAAGAAAAAAACGAAGAGTACTATAACAACTTAGATAAGAGAAGTAAGGAGTACAAAGAATACAAAGCAAACTTTAAAGAACAAAATTCTACAGGGTTAGGCGACATTGTAGAAAAGGTTACTAAGGCTACAGGAATAAAAGCAATAGTAGAAAAGTTAACAGACGATTGCGGTTGTGAAGAAAGAAAGCAGAAACTAAACAAAACAAGACTAAAGAGAAGAACACCTTTACAATGCTTTACTGAAGAAGAATTTAATTTCTTAGGAATGATATTTACAAGAGATAAAGCACCAAGCGCACCAGAGGTAGATAAACTTATTCAAATAGAAGAAAGAATCTACAATAAAAGATATAGCGGTAGACCTTGCACAAATTGTGTAGGTTCAGAAGCTAGACGAATATACACGGATTTAAAATTAATTTATGAAACTTATAGCAATTAGTATCTTATTCTTATTAGTAGGATGCAAGAAAGAAGAAGTAAAAGAAACCACAACAAACACAACCTTACAAGACTGTAATTGCGATAGAGTAATAAGCCATACTACATTTAACCTTACTACTGGGCAGTTTGGAGAGTATGTAACTATTAATGATTGCACAGGCTTACAGATAAACGGAAACTGGGGAACTAATCAAGGAGATACAGAGCCGATTAATGGCAGTTGTTTATGAATGAAAACCAAGCTATAGCATTTATAAGTAAATATATCTTTGATAGAACAGGCAAAAGAGTACATATAAGCGCATATAGGATAGTAGGCAATGTAAGACAATCAAAGATGCTAGAAAGTGCAGTGCAGATGGCTGTAAAGTGGTATAAAGAGCAGGAAATAGTAAATTAAATGATAATTTTTATTAATTATGGGAGATAAGAGAAAATTAAATGGTGGGCATAGCACAAAAGCTAAAGGTGTAGATGGAAGAAAGAACAAATACAAAGAAGCATTAGACCTAGCAAGTACACCAGAAGACGTAGTAAAAGTAATTAAAAAACTTAAAGAGATAGCTACAATAAAAGGAGATGTACAAGCTATTAAATTATTTTTAGAGTACTACTTAGGGAAGCCAAAAGAAACTATAGACTTAGATGCTAAAGTAGATGGTGGGTTTAACTTTAACGAAATGATTGAAATAATTCGTGGGGATAAATAACAAATACTTAGTACTTCATAAGCCTACAAGATATTACATTGTTACAGGTGGTAGGGGTTCTGGTAAGTCATTTAGTTTAAACGTATTATTATGCAGCTTAATGCGTGAAGCAGGACATGTAATATTATTTACACGTTACACTTTACGTGCTGCAAGTATTTCTATTATACCAGAGTTTGTGGAAAAGATAGAGTACCTTAATATGGCAAATGAATTTCACATAACTAAAGATGAAATAGTACATAAAACTTCTGGAAGTAAAATACTATTTAGAGGTATTAAAACATCTAGTGGTAATCAAGTAGCTAGTTTAAAATCTTTGCAAGGTGTTACAACTTGGGTACTAGATGAAGCAGAAGAGTTAGTAGAAGAATCTATCTTTGATACTATAGATTTATCAGTAAGACAAAAGGGCAAACAGAATAGGGTTATAATGATAATGAACCCGACTACAAAAGAGCATTTTATTTACAACCGTTTCTTTGAGGGTAAAGGAGTTCAAGAGGGGAGTAACATAAGTAAAGGAGATACAACCTATGTACATACTACCTATTTAGACAACTTAGAAAACCTATCTGAATCATACGTGCAACAGTTAGAAGATATTAAGCTAAGGCGACCAAAGAAGTTTAAACACCAAATTATGGGTGGTTGGTTAGATAAAGCAGACGGTGTAGTATTTGAGAATTGGAAGATTGGAGAGTTTAAAAACGTAGGTACTTCTGTATTTGGGCAGGATTTTGGATT